CGCTCTGCCCCACCGCCGTTCGCGCTCATCTTGATTAGGGTTGCACCCTTCTCTGCCGCCCATGTCTCGAAAGCACGCAAAAGCCGCAGGCCGCTGCGATCAGAGGCAAACCAGCCAAGTTCGAAGGCCACCGGTGCAGGACTGATAACTGTCCGCATGATGCGACCCGCGATGAACCCGCCGGCGGATACGAAAACAGCACCCTGCGGATCGCTCAGAAGGCTCACCAGTGTTTCGCCTGCTCGCAAGCGGCAAACCGCTTGATGGCCGCGCACAGAGACCGCCAGCGTCTCTATCATGTCGATAAGGCGGGGAATGTCCGCCTCACTGCCCTGCCGGATCAACTGCCGGGCACCCATGTGATGGCCTTGTCTTTCAGTCCCGCAATGAACGCCATGCCGGTATCGCCGGAGAACCGAGCCCGCTGATCCGCATCGGTCCAGCGCCCGTATGGCGGCTTGGCTTGGCGGCTCATGCGCCCGTAGGCCTCCAACTCAATCACCCGACTATCTGCCGAAGACGTGCTGCGCATATCGCGCATGACGCCTTGGAACATGCTGATGGGATCACCGATCAAGCGCCCCTGATGCTCCCCGCCCCGCTCAACCGTGCTGAAGAGCTGATAGAACAGCTGGCAACGTCGGTTGTTCACCTCAGCCGCTTGGTTGTCGCACCGCCCCACCATCTCAGGCGATGCTGCCGGGATCTCGAAGCGGACCATGCCCGCGCTCATGCCATAGGTCAGCGACATGGCCCCGATCTTGATAACGTCCCCCGTCCCTTGGTACTCGACCCCGCCCGCCGTCAGCGGCCCATAGCCCAGCCACCAGTTCTGCGGGTTGGTTGCGAAGTCCATCTGGCAGAGGATCGTGCAGGCCACGTCGCCGCGCCGCAGGTCTGCATCGGGGATATCATGAATGCTCATCAGAAGGCCTCGACAAGTGATACAGAGCCGAACCGCACTGGCGATGGGCCGTGAAAGCCGCCCACCTGATCCCCGGTTTCCATGCGGCACTTGAGGCGCAGCTGGTCTACAACTACCAGCGCGCCTACGTCGTGGTGGCCCCGGATATTTGGCATGAGAGAGACACGAATAGCTGTTTCGCTTTCACCAATCGCGCTCACATTCCCGACTTGATGCAGCCGGTCGCCCAGAGTGATGTAGTGCCCTGGCCAAAGCTGAGACAGCGTGGGCTTGTCGATATCGATGTAGCTGTCTCGATGCGATGCCGCCGCGCGCAGCGTGAAGCCGTCAAACGGATCATTCGCAAAGCCGACATGATCGAATGTCCATTCCGGAGCAGAGCCATTCGGCGCCAGCATCCGACCGCTTGCATCGTTCGGCCGCCATTGCGTGCAAACCGGGACAACACAGGTTGCCCCTGCAGCTTCCATCTGAGTGACAAAGGACGATAGCGCCAAATGCCCCTGCATCCCGATCGCAGCGATATCGAGGTCCAGCTTCCAGTGCCCGTTCAGCGTTGGGGTGGCGAAGCTTTCCCCGTCGATATTGGTGAACGGGGAAAACCGCATCCCGCTGAGTTTCGGGGTGCTGGATTGCACTTTCACCGGGTATGGAAACGCAATCTGCATCAGCGGCCCCCGCTCAGGTACTTGTTATCAGCTTTGACTCGGTTGCTTGCGGCCATCTTTGCCTCAGTGATGCGGAGAGAAATGCTCTGGGTCTCTTGGCGTTGCTCTGCGCTCAAGCCCGGCGGCAGGATCAATTCCACCACTGCCTTTTGCAGTTGCATAGGTGCGCTGCCAGTTTGCCCATTCGGAATAACCCGCTCGCCCCGTTCTAAGATCGCCGGCACCTCATTTGGCCGCAGCCCAGCGATCCCGCCCTTGTGGTAGCGCGGCGCCCCATTGAACAACGCCGGCGAAACAGACCGCCCATGGCCGTAGCCGTCTTTGCCAGCCGTGCCGCCGCTGTGAAGAATACCCGGGATGATTGCCCCGCCCAGCAAGCCCCCCTTGCCACCGCCACCAAGCAGGCCCGTCCCACTTCCGCTGGCGAAGGGCCCTTCATTGAACAACATCGCCTGCAATGCGGCTTTCGCGAGTGACTTCGCAAGGTTTTCCAGCACGCCCGCAAGGCTTTCGCCTTCGACAATCGCGTCGATAAACCCGTCCTTCAGATCTTGCTGCACCCCTTCGAAGAACGCCGCGCGTTCCCGCGCCTGCTCGTACTTCTCGGTGAGGTCGCCAATGCTTGCGGCCTGCCGATCGATTTGCTCACGCAGGGTTTCGCCGGTCGCAGCCTGACGGGCGTCGAGGTTCAGTCCGCGCTCTTTGGCTTCATCCAGCAGCTTATATTTGGCGGTCAGCTCGGCGATCTCGGCCTTGGTCTTACCGATCATCTCAATCTGGCGCTGGATGCTTACCAGCTCTTCTTCAGACGCCTTAAAGAGAGGGTCTTGTTTGGCTTTCTTTTTAGCCCGCTTCTTCGCCTCTGCGTCCGCCTCCCTTTGAGCCTTGTTGAGGTCTGATATTTCACCGCGAGCATCGGCCGTTGCAGCCGCAATCTCACCAGCGTCCTTAATCAACTTCTCACGAGCGGCCACCGGCAATGTCACGCCCGCGGCATCCAACCCTTGACGCTTTTCGATTTCCGCCAGCTTGCGAGCGACCTCAACCCGGTCGGTACCGGCTTTGACCAAGTCGCGCTCTGCTTCGGCAAGCTCCCTCTGATCAGATGCTTTGAGGTTCGCCATCTGCGCGCGCCCCAGAACGCTGAGAAGCGTCTGCGCTTGGCCGATCATCCCGCCAATCTTACCGGAAAGGGCATTCGCTCCGCTGATCGCATTGTCGAAAGAGATCCCCGCGATGCTTCTGGAAAGATCTTCCGAAGCTAAGGCGGCGTTACTGCTTTCGTTAGCCAGATCGAGCGCACCTAAAGCCGCCTCTGCCGTAGAGCGCGCGATCGAGATGAGGTTCTCGTTTGTCTCATCCGCGCCCCTGGCCGCATCAGTAAGAAAGGCTGACATCGCCTGAAGCGCTGCAGCCTGAGCATCAAGAGAATCCGAGCTCTGGTAGTCGCTCATCAACGCAACTAACTGCCGTGCTTGATCCAGCGTCAGGCCGTACTCTTCTTTGATCTTGCGTACCTGTCGCACAGCTGCCGGTTCGCTTTCGGAATAGCCCTGCTGCAGTACTTGATCGAAACGATCTAAGCGCCCCTGCAATTCATCGAAAGCCTCAAGAACCTGAGCGCCACCCTTGCGAATGCTTTCAATCGCGTCCAGGCGGGCCAATTGGCTCAGTACGCGCAGGAGGTTTCGCGCCTTATCAGATGCCCTGCCGTACTTTTCCGCCAGTTCATCAGTCGGTGAGTTCGCCCGCTCAACCGCGCTGTTGTAGTCGGAAACTGCTGATTTAAGGTCACCTACCGCGTCCTCAAGGTCGCCTGCAGCATCGCCAGATTTCAGGAACGATGACGCCAGTGGAATCGCCACAGCCACCACCGCGCCGAGAACTGCACCCAAGACACCCATCCCGCCAAGCAACTGTGGCAACTGCTGACCAAGGGCAATCGAAGCCGAGGTACCAGCGCCAACCTGTACCGCAAAGTCGCCGATCTGATAGGCTGCGTTTTGGATCCCGCCGCCCATGCCGCGCGTGGCCCCCGCCGCACGTGCGTTCGCCCCCGCAAGCCGCTGAGCGCCGCCAGTGGCCCGCATGTACTCAGCATTAAGCCGCTCTAGCGCTGCGTCATACTGTTGCGTGTTCAGAGCACCAACCTTTTGCGCCCTGTTCAACGCAGAAAGCTCAGTCTCATACCGCTTGGACGCAGCAAAAAGCGGGTCATACTTGACCCGCAGCCGGTCCATTTCCCTGCCGATGGTTTGAGCGCTGGCCTCGGCAGTCTGTGCCATTTTCCGATTGCTGGCACCAAACTGCTTTTCAATCCGAGTGGCGCTGTCTGCACCTGCCTTGCGCGCACGTGCCATTTGCTTCTCAAACTTAGCAAGGGACGCCTCCAGGCGCAGCATCAAGGCGGTTTCGACGTCGGCCATTACTTCAGCGCCTCCGGCTCATACTTTGCGAGGATTTCGTCGAACTCTTCCTCGGTCGGCGGTTCGGCTTTCTTGCTGCCGGCGTTGAACCCGCGCACCATGTTGATAAAATCCGCATAGGTCATCTCACGCAGATCGAGCGGCGACATATTGAACTCGCGGCAAATCTGGCTGACCTCGGAGAACCGCATGGGCTCAACCTCCGCTTCGTCGTTGGAGCCGTCACCATCCTCCACACCCGCCATCAGGGCGATCAGGATATCGCCTGCCAGCGCCGCGTTGTCGTGCCACGGCTGGCGCTCGAACTGCGCTTCCATGAGATGCTTGGCCGCGACCTTGTTCTCACCGCCTCCAATCAGTGCGATGCGGATCGTGTGCCAGATATCCTCTGCTCGGAACTTCCCCGAGGAAACGCGCAAGAAGATCGCGCCGATGGCGTCCTTCCCGCAGGCTTCTTCGAGCTCAAGAACCCCGCCAAAGGTGAGCCGGAAAAGACGCTCTTTCCCGGCCCATTCTGCAATCACGTCAGCCATCAGACTGCGTCAGTCCAGACGCGCTGACCGGCGCCCGAGATGGTCGCGCTGAAGGTCACCTTGCCGCTGGTTTCCTTGCCGAGTTCAAGACCAGCGAGATAGGCGGGCAGGATCCAGTGGCCGCCATTGTTGGCGGCGTCTTCATCCAGCAGAATCTTGATGTTCTTCTCGCTTCCGGTGTCGGCCCAGTCGCGCCATGTCGGCCAAGCCTCAATAGTCACCATGCCGCTCAGCGTGACGCTGGTGTCTTGGCTCTCAAGATGCCGCACGATCGTCGCTGGTACATCGAGCGGGTCGTCGCAATCCAGCACCGTGTTCTCACCAAGGTTGTTGCTCAGCGTGATGCCGAAGGTGTTCGCCCCGCAAGTATGCGCGAAGGTCTCGGTCGGGGTCACCCCGTCCCCAAGCTGCACGATCAGCCGCCTTGTCTGTTTGCCAGTCGCCATGTTAATTCCCCTTTGCGGAAGATGGTTTCTTGTCGCCGATCACCTCGGCCACGCCCCGCTCCACAAGCGCTTCTGCTGTTGCTTGCGGAACCGATACCTCCGAGCCCGCCTTGAACGATTGGCTTTTGCTCGAGCTGATGCGGTGATGCGCATCCCGTTTGATCTTGATCTTCATCATGCTTCCTTGATTGCCTTGTTGATGTTTCGCGTCAGCCGCGACTTCACGCGCCGCTTGCGCGTGCGCCACACCGGGAAGAAGAACGGATTTGCCGGCATGTCCTTGGTCCCGAACTCTTGGAAGCGGGCGTAGAACGCATCTCCTTGGCCCGCGTAGATCGTAATGCGCAGGGTCGAGTATTCCTTGCCGCCCACGGTGCCGATCACCATCGACCCCTCCGGTGCATCACCCCAAGTCCAGCCGATCGAACTGACCAGATCGAGGCTTTCGCCCTTCGGGGCCAAGCGCTTCATATCCGCCACGATCTCTTCGGCGTTTTGCTCCAGCGTGTCCCGCGCGGCCTGTCGAACCTTGGCGGGGATTGCCCCCCATCGGCGATTGAACTCTGCGAGCCCCTTAACCATTACGCTTCCTCCAGATTGGCTGTGACCGTCACGATGCCGTGGCCCGTGATCCCATCGCGGTCACGCATGACGCGGACCGCTTCCACGGTCATCGTGATCATGGCGCTGTCGCCCGCGTCGGCCTCGTATCGATGAAGCGCCTTCTTGACCGCGTCCGCGATCTCCTTCGCGGGCCGAAGCCTCCCGTGATCCACCGCCCAGCAATCCAGTTGGAGCGTCTCATCCCGACCTTCGATACAATCCATGTCATCAGGGCTGTAGTCAGACGGGCCGAAGGTGATGCAGGGATAATCCGCATCCGCTGGCATCCGGTCGAAGATGCGATCCCCCACCAGCGTGTGAACGCGAGCGTCTGCGACGAGCCGCTCGTAAATCAGGGTTTGCAGGTCGATCGAGGCGCTCACACCATCACCCCGCTCTCACAGGTCAATTCGATGAACAGCCGATCATCTGACGGAACCGCGGTGCGGATATTGTATGCTGTGCCGCGGCGGGTATCTCGCATCTGCCATTCCGGCGTGATTGCGCGCGTGCTGCTGTTGGCGCGGACAGTAACAACCACTGGCTGCTTGCCTTGAAGGCGCGCGGCGATCACCGCCTCGCTGCCGCGCAGATAGCGGAAATGCGCGCGGGTGGTGAACTGTTCAACCCAGTCTTGCTCTTCCCCGCCGGACCCATCCGGAACGCCAGCAAGCGCGTCGAATGCGACGGCTTCGATCAATTTCACAGCAACACCCAGCGGTGTTTGCCAAGCAGCACATCGACAGCGAAGGGCATGGGCCGCTGCTCTTTGTCCGAGGCCGCTGAGCGCTGCTCATACCAGTGCGCCACCAGCATGCAGATCGCGGCCTTGATATCCCATGGCACGTTTTCAGGCGCGCCATAGCCTGCTGTGAAGGTGACCTGCACCGGCGTCAGAGACCGTCCAAGCGCCGGCGCTGAGGAGCCACCCAGAAACTGAACCCGCACGCCGCGCGGATCGGTGATGACCTGATAGTCGGAAGCAGGCACCGTCTGAGTTGCCCCGTCCACGTCGGTGTATTCCACCTGAACCGCCGAGACGTTCGGGAACGGCAGACGCAGGCAGAATGCCCAGCCTTGATAATCCTGACGCCACTGCTGATTGACGATGCAGCGCCCCAGAATACCGCTGAAGCCGTCGAGGTGGTCTGTCGCAGCCTTGATCAACCGCTCGACCAGACCGTCATCATCGGCAAAGTCGATGATCGTGTGGTCCTTGGCTTCCTGCACCGTGACGGGCAATGCGGCAGGCGCTGTGACGCGGACGGGGGTCATTGCTTATTTCCCGCCGTAGGGGAACGGATCGAGGCCCAGCTTCTTCGCCTGCGCGGCTGTCATGCTGACCTTGGGGCCCGGCTTCTTCGTCGTCTTCGCGGTCGGCTTCTTTTCTTCCGGGACTGGTTTCTTTTCGTCGCTCATCGTTTCAACTCCATTGAGAGAGGGAAGCCCCGGCCATCGCGGCCGAGGCGATTGGCTTAGATGCCGTCATCCATTTGGAGGATGCGGATAGCTTTGGGATCGACCACAGCCCCGCCGACGCGCTTGGTGGTGTAGAACAGCACCTTTGGCTTTGCGGTGAACGGGTCGCGCAGCACGCGCACGCCGGTACGATCGACGATCAGATAACCGCGGGCGAAGTTGCCGAAGGCGATCGGCGTGGTGTTGGCGGCCATGTCGGGCATGTCCGGCATCTCGGTGACCGGATATGCCAGCAGCTGCGAGGGCTGGCCTGCGACGCTGGAGGGCTGCCACAGCTGACGGCCATCGGCATCACGCAGCTTGCGGATTTTGCCCAAGGTGGTCCGGTTCATGACAAAGCGGGCGCCATTGGTGTAGCTGGCCGGCGTTCCGTAGATGAGATCGAGCAGCTCATCCTCGGTTACAGCGGTTGTCGCTGCGGCAGGATCAACACCGATGGCACCCAGTGGGTTCGCCCCGGCATTTGCGGCCCCGGTCGCGTAGCTCAGGAAGCCGTTCGGCTTGTTGACGCCATTGCCCGCGACGAAGGCCAGACCTTCTTGTTTGGCGAACTCGGTTTGGACCTCGTTGGCCAACCAGCTTTCCAGATCGACCGCGGCATCATCGAGCATCCCCTGCGTCGCACCGGGGTTGGCGTAGATTTCACCGGGTGTGATCACCATCGAGCCGAAGGTCGGCGTGCTGGTTTCCGGGCGCGCCTCTTCCTCGCCAACCCAGCCGGAGCCAGTGCCGCGCAGGTTGAACAGCTTGGTGAACCCGGCCGTCGAGATGTTCTGCACCGACGCGATCGAGCGCATGGCCGAGACTTCCACCAGCTTGTCGGTGATCGTGCGGTCCCATTCCACCGGCGCCAGAAACCCGCCTTCAGGATCGGCACCTTTGTTCAAGTTGGCCTGAACTTGTCCCTTGCTGAAATGCGCCTGGAAGGCCTCGGTGTATTCCGCATCTTTCACCGCGTCGGGGCCGGTACCACTCAACGACATGGCCGCGATCTTGGTATTGGCCGCATCGATGGCCGCTTGCAGTTCGCCCACGCTCGTGTTGATCCGGTCAACTTGCTCAGACTGGACCACGTCGCCCATGCCTTTTTTCAGGTCTTCCAGTTCCTTCTGGTGTGCGGCCTTGAACGCCTCGAAGGTTTTGCCCTGCTCCTCGATCAGGGCCTTGATATCGGTGCTGGCATCAGCGCGCACACCGACAAGCCCGCGAACGGGTTGTTTGAAGTGTTTCATTTGAAACCCCTTTAGATTTTCAGTTTTTCGGTGTTGCCGCGAAGCGCGGCGATGATGTCAGCGCTCGGCATGACGTCAGGAGGCGATACGTCAGCCCCCCCTTGCAGTTCCGCGAGGAGGCTACGGCGCTCCCGGCGGGACAGTCCCTGTGCGGCCATGCTGGCCTCGATCTTGGCGATGGCCGAAGCACGTTTGCCGTTGTCTTTGTCCTGTTCGATCTCGGCGGCGGACAAATACCCATCCGCGAGCCCGGTTCTTACGGCATCTTCGCCAGTGAAGAACGTCTCAGCGTCCATCCATGCCTCAACGTCTTCGGCCTTCGACCCGGAGCGCTCGGCGTAGAGGTCACGCATCGCCCTGTCGAATGGCTCCATCATTGCCGCCGCTGCCTGCATATCGTGCCGGTTGCCGATCGTGATGCCCCAAGCGTTGTGGACCATAAGGAATCCGGTCTTTGCGACTTTGATTTCATCACCGGCCATGGCGATCACCGATGCGGCGGACGCAGCAAGGCCCAGCACATTGACCGTGATCTTGGCCTTGTGTTCGCGCAGCATGTTGTAAATCGCCACGCCTTCAAAGAAGTCGCCCCCGGGGCTGTTGATATCGACCCGAACGTCGCGCTCGCCAATTGAGCGCATCGCTCCGGCGATCCGCTTGGACGTGACACCGTCGCCATATTCGCCCCCGCCGATCTCGCCGAGAATGGAGATTGACGCTTCGTCGCTGGTGGCAGCCTGAATGCCCGCGTTCCAGCGGTCGACCACATCGGTACGCGGTTGCCATTCCATATTGGAGAGGGCTTTGAACGCTTTGATCTCGGGAAGTTTACGCAGGCTCATTTTGCCCTCCTATCTTTTGCTGGCCCAGTGCAGCCGGCAGATCATCCCGCTGCTCGAGGTCCATCCACTCACGCGGCTCATCAGGGTGCAGCCATGGCGTATGACCGCCTGCGCCCAGCCCCTTGGCAAAGAACTCCGCCTGATCTTTCATCGACCCGCGCAACAATGCGCCGGCGTTGAATTTGACCTCATATTCATCGGCCTCGCGCTCGGTCAGAAGCGAGCGTTCGATCGCCTGCTGCCACGCCTCGAACCAAGGGTTCAAACCATAGCGGACGAAGAACTGGCCCAGCACATCAATGCCAGAGCCCCATGACGTGTCGTCGACGCCCAACAGCGGACGCGGGACGCCGAAGGGCCGTGCCGTTTCTTCGATCTGATGCTTGCGGTTTTCCAGCCCCTGCCCGTCTCGGCCGGGGTGCTGGTTTGGAACGAGGTCCATGCCCTCTTCGAGGATCTTCCACTTGTGCGCATTCTCGGCACCCACATCATCGTTCATGCTGGCCTTGAGCCGCTCATAGGCCTCGGGCGAAAGCTTCTCTTTATGCCTCAGCGCGCCGCCGATGATCATCCCGTTGCGGAACATCCGGGCCGCGGACTTCTCGGCTTGTAGGGCCAAGCCGATGGCTTCCGCCGACTGTTTGACCAGCGACAGGCCGGTGATCCCGTTATCCGACAGCCCATAGCGCAGATGGAACACTTCGGACTGCGGCAGCGTGATGGGACCGCGGCTGCCGCGCGTCACCACATACTCCAGCGCCCAATCGTCGCGCTGCTTCACCGTCACCCGATCCCCCGCGATTGGCACGAGTTGCATCACGCGGTTGCCGCTGCGCACGATCATCGCGAAGGCATCGCCATCGGTCAGCGCGCGCTGCTGCATCAGGCTGCGGAACTCGAATGCGGTCTGCCATGCGTTCGGCTTGCGGTGCAGCACCCGAAACAGGGGATGATCGCTGGCCTTCGATTTGTCCGCCTTGCGCTGCATGTGCAGCGGCAGCATGCCGATGCTGAAGGCAATGAGCGACACGCAGCGCAGGATGGTCGTGTTTTTCATCGCCGACTTGGCGTTGATATGCGCCCCGGATTCCGTCATGCCGCCGCCGCCCGTGCGCATGAACTCCAAGAGCGCCGGATCATCCAGACCGCTAAACACAGCGCCACCCGGGATGCTGGCCTGCACCTCCTTTTTGCTCTCCGCGGCGGGGCGCCGGAACAGATTTAGAATTCCCATAACACCGCCTTAAAACGTGAGAATGCCGCGCTCTTCATAAACTGACGGCCCACCGTGCCCGACTGGGTTCCAGCTCATCAGCATCACGGCGTTGAACAGCGCCATGAGCGGATCGATTTTTGCCGACCCGCTTCGAGCCTTGGTCACCAGCACGGCATTGCCGCGGGTCTCTGTCTTCGCGTTGCCCACACACCACCGCATGAGCCGCTGGTCGCAATGCACCAGCGTCTTGTTCTTCAGTTTGACCGGCGTTCCCTTGATCGCCGCGTTCAGCTTGTAGCCCTGGCTGATCGCCCGAATATCCTCGATCTCGAAGCCTGCTTCGATCAGCGCATCGACAATCGAAGCCACGCCTTCGGGGTCCATGCCGATCCCGTCTTCCTCCGGCAGCAACCCCGCCTCTTGCAGCCGATGGCAGATCGCCACGATCTCGGGGTTGGCCTCGGCGTCGAGGTTGTCGACCAGCGTCAGATCACCGGCCTCGACCAGCTCATGCAGTTCGGGGGCGATGCTCTTGCGCAGTGTCAGCACACCGCGATCCGCCCAAGCCCGACCCCAGTGCATCCAGCGCTTGGTTTCCGCGTGACGCCCCAGCACTGAGACGCCCAGCAGATCGTCCAGCCCGCCGCCGTCGAGACCCACAACGCAGACCTCGGAAGAGGCAATGATCTCATCGAGCGTCATCTCCGGCCGCCCTGCTCCAGCCCAGTGATCCGCGCCGATCCACCGCTCAGAATGCAGACCCAACCCGATCTCGATGTTGAGATGCTGGCTCATCCAAATCTGTTCGGCCTCGGGGCTGATTGCACCGTTGTTCGTGTAGTCGTCTTCCAGACGTTGCTGGCTGATGGAGCGGCCGAGGTTCGGCAGCACCAAGGGCCAGTTCTCACGGTTGCGCCAGTACCGTTCCTTTTTCTGCAACGCCTCCGGAAACTCATAGAGCACCGGCAACATGATCGGCCGCGAGCCTGCCTTACCGTCCCGGATCGCCCGGGCCTTGCCGATCTCGGCCTTCCAAATCCCCGCCGGCTCTTTGTCCGACTGGGTGGTGATCATCATCAGCTGACCACCTGTCATGGTGATCCCGCCGCCCCTGATCTGTTGCATCACCTGCTGAGCGCCGTTCTTCTTGCCGAGTTCGTGCAGCTCATCAATGATCGTCATGACCGGGATTTCCCCGGTCACGATCGAGGTGTCGAAGGTCTTCACCTCCAGTTCCGTGCCTGTTTTGTAGCGCGTGATCGTCTTCGTATGGTCCTGAACCCGGAAAACCTTGGCCAGTTTCTCATCCAAGCGGATCATGCCCTGCGCCTGATCAAAGAGCCGGTTCGAGATGTTCTGCGATGGCCCGATTAGCAGCATCTGACCGTTGGGCGACTCGTTCATGTACAGCGCGGTCAGGGCGAGCCCCGCGCTATAGGTTGTCTTCGAGCTCTTCTTTGGAACCATGCAGAGCAGTTCCCAGACCAGCCTTTCCTTCGTCTCCGGATCCTCGCTGGCCAGAAAGGCGACCAGCACATCGCGGAACCAATCGCCGCAGGCTTCACTCATCGGCGGGTTGCCTGCGACATCGGGCAACCGCAGCCGGTTGAAGAAGGCCAGCGCCTTGCGCGCCTTAGCCTCATTCAGCGGCACATCGGCCATTGGTGTTTCACGGCGGCGCAGCCGCTCCCACCAATCCGGACAGGCGAACCGCGGCAGCGGTTCAGTGCAGTCCATGGCTCGATTCTTGGCTCAGCTCGCGCTCAAGTTCATCGTCGGCCTCATGGCCCATGAGTTCGCGGCGCTGCTTAACCCCCGGAGATTGCTGGCGCGGCTGATCACTGCCCATCTCGCGCTCGGCGATCTCACGCTCGGCCTTTTCGAGCAACGGCTCCAGTGCACGCATGGCCGAGACACTGCCCTTGTCCGCCTGGGCATCGAGGCGAAGGATGTTGCGGGCGCGCATTTCAGCGATCGCCATCTCCCGCGCCAGCTTGGCCTTGATTTTCCCACTTTGAAAATAATGCTTCCTCAGCGTAGGCACGCTAATGCCCAGTTCCCGCGCGATCTGCGAGTTATTCAACCCCGCGACCAGCAACGCTCTGATCTTGCTCGCATTTTTCGAAGTGGCGATGTGACCGGTTCGACCCGGACCACCGCGCCCCTCAGGGATAGGGTCACCCAACAAATCAAATCTCTGATCCACCAGAAAAAAATCTCCGAATGATGGGGCTGCCGGTTTCCGCTCTGGCGGGGTGGCAGACTTTTACCCCCCCTCCCCTCGGCGCTCCTGCCGCTGCTTCTCGCTGTCGTGGCAGGCTTTGCAGAGGCATTGCAGGTTGTCGCGATCCCAGAACAGGTCCGGATCGCCCCGATGCGCGCGCTTATGGTCAGCCACCAGCTTTGATGTGTTCGCTTCGATCCGTTTGCACCAAGCGCAGGTGAAGCGCGCCTCTTCGAGAACAGACCAGCGCAACCGACGCCAGCGGGCCAGCGAATACCAACGATGCGACGTGTGGCGTGGGCCTTCGGCTTTGACAGGCTTCTTTGGGTCCGCATTCAACCGCGATGCAGTCCGACCGATCCGCGCGCCCATGCCACGACCCGCAAGCCTACCCATGCGACACCTCCGCCCACCCACAAACGCAAAACGCCCAGTGAGGATGATCCTCACCGGGCGCGATTGGGGTATTTGTTCCATGTCTAGGGGGGGCAGAATTATTCGGCAAGTACTTTTTTCCAAGGCGTACGTGCTGGCAGCTCATGCGACACGTCCCAACGCGACATATCATTATGAATTTGCAGGCAAACTCGAAGCTCTAATAGTGCTGACCACCACTGCAAATAATTGCGACGCGCCGCTGCGATCTGATCCGCAGCGGGCCGGAACACCACCGGACACACCCGAATGTCATGGCGCTTCACCTTGCGACCGCTGCAATCAACCACCTGTCCGAGCGTTTCCGTTACAGCGCGCCGACCGTGCTGGTTCTCGCGCCAACCGATTGGCTCACATCGCGTGACCGCTCCGACATAGGCTTCCGGCACAGCACGCGCCCGCGCCAACTCGGCGATCTGCACCGCCATGCGCCGACCACCGCAGCCCTCGGGCAGCACGGCCACCGCTGAGGCAACGATGTCAGCATCATGATCAGGATATGACTGGCCACCGCCATCGATCTTGCAGCCCAGCAACCCGCGCTGCGCCACGCGATAAGCGTTGCCGACATGGACATAGCCCGGCGCCAATGTGCCTTCGTCCTCGAAATCGATCGAGGCGCACTCATCGGCGAATGCCCATTCCAACAGCCGCTGTATCGAGATCGGCTTGCGAACGCGGCCCATCGCCTCAGCCTTCAAAGGTACCATCTGCATCATGCGCCTTTCTCATCCAGCCAACCGCGCAGCATGGCCTCGGTTTCGTGATAGCGCCGCAGCCAGTTCCGCTCTTCACCAGTGACCAGCACCCCGCGCGCTTGGCGATCCTCGATCAGTTCGACCCGGCGCGCATAGTCCGCGGCCCGCTCGTTGATCCCAGCCCATTCGCGATCGGCGAGCGGCGGGCGCTTGTGGCTTTTCCAGAACGCATACTCAGCGATCAATCGCCCCGGCACGGCTGCTGCCTTGCGACCCGCTGCCGATACGAACCACGACCGCAGCCCCGGCACATCCTGCAACGGCATGCGCTCTCGCGCCTCAGCAAATCCCAGAAGGCTGACCCGGCTGGGCCAGAAGACCTTGTTCGTGCCTTCGCCCTTGGTGCGCATGCAGGCCGCCAGCACCCGCAGGGACTCGTCGGAGAGATACCCGAGATCATCCGCCATCTGATCGAGCTTGCGCCGCTGGTCATCAGCCGAGGTGTGATGCTTGAACCGCATCCCATCCTTGACCAAAGGATCGATGAAGAGCCTGCGCACCCGGGCCCGGTTGGTTTCCTGCGGCGCAGCGGTTTCCTGCGCGCTGTCGGTGGTTGTGATCTGATCCATTTGCCCCATTCCCCTTTTCTCAGCCCAGTCCCGCCGCTGCCTGTTCGGCATCAGTGAGAAGCTTCGCAGCGATGATGTGATCGATAACCCACGGCTGAAGATCGGCGAGCGCATCAGCCCGACCTTCGCGCCATCTGGCGACGGCATTTTGCGCCTCGCGCTGAACCATCGGATTTGGCGAAAACTTGGCCCCCGACGCCCTTTGGTTCTTCTGTGGTTTATCTATATTATGCACGAAGGCAGATTTGCCCCCTTTTCCGTGCAAATCTGCCCCCTTTTGGGAGACAGGAAAGGGGGCATTCCTACCCCCTTTTAGAGGGGCATTTTTGCCCCCTTTTAGCTGCACGATCTTGGCCCGCGTGAGGAAGCCATATTGCGTGCTTCGACCCCGGCCGACGCCCGCAAGAACGACGATCCATTCCGCGTCGACCAGTTCCTTGATCACCCGCTTGATCGTGTCATCCGAACAGCCGTGAATGTCAGCCAGCTGACGCCGGGACGGATCGCACCGGTGGGTTTCGCGGTTGGCAAACTCCAGCACCAACGTGTCGGCGACAAGCCGAGCCATAGGGCTCAGGCTGCTGTCGCGGCGGACGCTCTCCATCCAGCCCCATCGCTGCTGGCGCCACTCTTCCGGCGCAATAACGCGAAGTTCGCCCTCGAATGGAGATGGCTCGATATCGTATTTGCGCCTTGGGTCCACGGGGTTCCGTCCTCACATGCCTGTTGGCACGACGAAACGCCGTGCCTATGCCTTACTCGCTGGCCAGCACTACCGCTTGCCGAGCTATTTCGATTGGTTCGCAGGGTGGCGCGCCCCTCTTACGGGGGCTGCGCCGCCTGATCTGTGCTGTCGGTTGAACCGGGCGGCTTGACGATCAGCGGCCACTGAGCGCGGAACTCAGCCCTGTCTGGCCGCCAGCGGATGTATTGGCCCCGGAAAGGCAATCCATAGAGGC